TGTTGTTGTTGTAAATGTTGTTGTACTTGTCCAAGTTATTGTTGCTTCTATCGGTTCTTCTTCGTACAATCTATATTTTAACACGATAGAATCATTTGATGCTAAAAATCTTCTATAAACTGTCCAAATTCTTGCCCATTTATCCTCTATTTGTTGAGAATTAAACCAAGTTGTTACAAAGTATCCTTTTTTCTGAATAGTATTTGCAGAATCATCTATAAAAATACCTGAAATAATATTTGTAGCATCAGTATAATAATTTACACCGACTAAAATAGTACCTGTACCTGTCGGACTTGAAAGTGCATCACCATTAGATAAAGCACCAGTTAAAGCTATTCTATTTTGTCCATAATCAGTTATGGTTGAACTTGCTACTGGATTATATGAAACAGAATATTTATGAGTAAAACCAAAATCACTCGACCATTCCCATACACCAGATGGCAAATTTTCTGGGATACTGTTCGTGCTATCATTATTAGTATTTCTAACTAAAGCTAGAATAGTATTATTTTTTGTAGCTAAAAGACCATTAGGATGTATGAAACTTGTATTCACAACATAGTTTACATTTACTAAATTATTATTAGGTAGTCTTCCAATTTCTTCAAAAGAAGAGCCATTAAATTTTAACAATGCACCATTACTATCAAAAGCATAAGGTATATCATTATGAATTAATATAGCCATACAAGCATTAGCATCAAGTATATACTCATTTGTTACTTGTGCAGAAATTCCATCCCATTGATATATTTTTCCTCTTCCTGTTTCGTTTAAATAATTACCTGCACCTATCCAAATACTATCGGATGTAGCTTTCATACAAATTGATATTTCTTGTTGATTAGGTGAATTTAAGTTTAGTGAATAATCTCCAGTAGTAGCAAGAGAGTATGCTGTATCTAAAGAATATATTTTAGTACCATCACCTATTACATATAAGCGATTAAACTTTTTAAAATAAGCCATCATGTGACTGCTTGAACCAAGTGGAGCAACACCTCCTCTTCTTGTCCAAGTTCCACCAGCACCATCTAAACTCCATATCTCTGTATTAGTAGTAGAAAATAATATACCATTAAAAATTTGTAAATCAGATAAAGCAGAATATGTTGTTTGTGAATTTGCTGCAGTATCTGGTGTAAATACATCATTTGCACTTGCACCACCAACAAAAATGCGTCCTCCAGCAATAGTATGAAAAGAACCAAAATATTTAAAAGCAACTGGTTCTCCTAAATTAGCTTGATCTATTGAGTTAGTATTTTTCTTTAATCTTGGAGCTACTCGCATTGTTCCTAAATTACTCTGAAAATCTAAATTCATTGTTGACCATAAAGAACCTAAGTCATCACTTCGGTTAGTTTGTAAGTATGTGTATCCTTGATTTTTTGCTGGAAAATTATTTATCATATATTTTATACTGCTTTGTTTTTTAAATACTTTTGTGCTATTTCTCTCATTTCGTCATAGGTAAGTGTATCTCCTTTTATAGTATTACACCTATAACAAGCAATACATATATTTCCTTCAACATAACCTACTTCATTATATTTCCTATCAATACTAAGGGTATTTTTTCTTACTGGATTTCTTATTGATATTTCTGTATCACAATAGCTACAAATTTTAGGGATTGTATTTAAAAATTCTCTAAATCTAGTTATTGTAATATCAAATGGAAACCGATTTTTTGACCTCGCTCTCATTCCGTTTAATATTCTTAATTCTACATTATCAAACGTAAATTTTTTTCTTCGTTCTAAATAGTTCATTCCCGTTCTTAAAACAGCATTTTTTATACGAGATTCCGCTCGTCTTTTTTTATGGTCTTCTGTTTGTTTGTATCCTTTTTTAATCATAAAAATAAATGTTTATCAAACCGCCGCCCACAAAGTTCCATTATGGAAATTAAGAACATTTGTTGTTGTGTTATAAATTACTAAACCTGCTATTGGATTGACTATTGCATCTCTTTGTGTTGTTGTCATTCTTGGAAATAAAAGCCCTTTTGTTATTGATTCAAGTACAAGTAAAGCAGAATAATTAGCTGATATTGTTTCTGATGAACCAATGTTTAATGCGTTATTTTTTAAAACTCTTTGTACTGCTCTGTAAATATTCATATCAGCATTATAAGACATATTAACCTTGATTTGGTTATCTTCCAGTGCTTTTATTCTTTTTTCTAAGTCTTGTTTATCCATAAAATTACATAAAGTCTATTAACATACCTGGATTTGTAAGAATGTATGGGCTAATAGATACCATTTGACCTGATAATACTCCTATTGGATGTGTTGCTATTAAACTATAACTACCTGCTGGTGTTTTTGCACCATTTGAATCAAATAGACGCGCATTACCTATTGCATCACGAGCAGTTGTATCTAGTCCAGCAGTCCATGTACCAGCTGTATCTACAACATAAAATCCTACAAGCCATGAATTATCTGCTATTGTTGTAGTTGTTGTAGTAATAGATGTTCCAGTAGAATTAGGAAAAGTAACATAAGAATCTGGTTGTCCTGTTTGTCTTACTCCTGTATAAGAAGCGCTAGTTGCTCCTATATAATCCATTGGAGTAGTGGTTGTAATAATAATATTTTGTGAACCTACAGAAGGAGCAATAAGGTAATACATATATTGATATTCACCATTTGGGGTTCTTTCTACATTTCCAAAACTTGTCATTTCAACTCCATCATAAGTTACTGATGAAATTGTAATACCAGTAGGAGAAACTAGATAAGTTTGAATACCAACAATCAATATTAAATTAGATCCTGAACAAACATGACTAAAAGTCAAAGAAGTTCCTGAACCTGAACTATTTGATTTTGAATCAAATGCTATTGACATGTTATTTTTGATGCAATTATTATTAATAATATTGTCCACAATACTGCAAATGGAATAATCACATACATTTCTAAGTGCCAATATTCTGCCATTTTAAATTTTGATTTAAACCATTTTTTCATAAATTTATATATTTTGTCCTATAATAAATCCGTCATAAGTTCCTGTTCCTGTTCTAATAAATCCAAACACATCTCTTTTGTTTGCTGTTGTTGTTAATGTTGGTACTGTACCAGTCGCCCATCTAATTGTACTGAACCACGTTACTGTTCTACCTCCTATCGCATCTTGTGTTATAGATACTAGAAATACTTGGTTATTTGTATCGTTTGATAAAGCGATAGTTATATTACCTGCTGGCATTGTTATGTAATTTTGGTTTGCTAGAGATAAATCTAATGTTGCAGTAGCTCCGCCTGCTGGTGTATACGTTTGTGCTGTTGGATTAGTAGCATTTAAAATAGGTTTTGTTATTGTTGGAGTAGTTAATGTTTTGTTAGTTAAAGTATCTGTAGTAGCTTTACCAACAAGAGTATCTGTAGCAGCTGGAAGTGTTAATGTTCCTGAAGCTGATGCTGTTGCTTTTAGAATAGTTGAGCCAGAAGTTGAACCTTGTATAGTAAATCCTACTTCACCCATTCTAAACATTTCTACTGGATTAGTACCATTTATTTTACCTGCATAGAAAACTAAATCAGAGCCAGTATCTACATCTGCGGCATAACTTTCTGTTGCTTCTGCTCCAATATAAGCTACAAGTTTAGGTGCTGTGAAACTAGAATCTCTTGAAAGAAAACCAAATTGTCCCAAATATTTGTTAGTAGCGTTTGCTCCACCTGTACCAGTACCAACTGCAATAGTATTTGATAAATCTATTGTTGATGGAGATGTTGCATTTGAGTTAAGTTGTATTTTACCAGTTGCTGTTGTTGCTGTTGTCCAAGCTCCAACTGAAAGTACACCAACTTCATTTACAGAAGCGATACTACCAGAAGATGCTCCGACAGAACCAGATAGCATAAAGTATGCTTTTCCTGATGTTTTTACTATTTCTAGCATTGCATTTGGTACATCACCATTTGCTACACCAAGTCCCATCATTCCACCATTTGCTACACGAGCAATGTTTAATATCTGCTCAAAAGAGTTATCTGCAGCGTTACGTCCATTTATTTGAAACTTATCTCCTTGTACTGCTATTTCAAATTTTCCTGCTGGTGATACTTGGTCTGTTTCTATAAGTTCAATATCTGGGTTTGGAGAGTCAATACGGATATTTACTGCAGCTCCTGAAGTAGAATTATCCACAATATATACTAAAGGTTGATTCCAAGCAGCATTGGCTGCGTTTACATACAATAAAGAACCAAAACCTATAGGTGAAGCTTGGTTAGAGTATATTTGCATCGCCATTCCTGTATTGTTTGTGTTATCAATAAGAATAGCACCAGAAGAACCTAATGTTGCACCTGTGTTTCCGTTTTGTATTACTTTTACTCCAGGTGTAGTTAGAGAATTTGTTACTGTTATAGCTCCACTTGCTAAAGTACCCATACCGCTTGTATTTCCACTATCATCAACTGAAATTGCGGAATTTTGAAGTGTACTTCCACTTGTTCCATCTGAACGTAAAAGTCTATTGTCTGTTGCTCCAGTAGAACCTACAATACCTGAAACAATAGCACCTGCTAATTGCGTAAAAACGAGGCTAGATGAACCTAATGTAGGGTTTTGAGTAGTTTGTACCCATAGTGTATTTGCTTGTGTTGTACCAGCAATAATAGCTGTAAAAGTACCTGCTTGTACTTCACCACTTGTATCATAGTCTGTTGTACGAGTCCAAGCTCCTGCTCCTGAAGTATAAATACCATTTTGTGAGCCAGTTGATTGGTTTTTTACAAGAACACGACTTGCAGATGTAGCAACTCCGTCAATAGTTTGCTCACCTGAAAGAGTTATGTTTGCTGTAGTTGCAACATTACAAGATTGTCTAACTGATAAACCTTGAGAGAAAGTATCTACATAATTTTTAGTTACAGCTTGTGTTGCAAGTGTTGGTACTGTTGCTGGTAATATAGGAATTTCATTAAAAGTTTTAACTCCAGAAAATTCTTGATCGCCAGTTGTTACTACTCCTCTTGCTGTTGAAGATGCATCTGGTAAATTAAATGTATGTGTTCCAGCATTATCATCATCTATGTTGAAATCATTACCAGTAGTACCAACATCTAAAATCTGTGCAGAGGTTGTATCTCCATTAATTGATGAAATACCAGCACTTCCTACTGCGGTTACTTTTAATCTTTTTGTAACTGGATCTACTCGAAGCATTGTTACTTCTTGAGCAACATTATCTGTTACTCCTCCTAAAACTGTCACATGGTTTTGGTCTCTTTTAAGTATTTCTTCTGCCATAAATTTATATAAATTCTACATCACAAAGGAGGTAGCCATTTTCATCTGTTAATATTTCGACAACTTCGTCATTATCTTCATCATAAGCAAGACATACTGGTACATGGTTTTGGTCTCTTGAAGCTATATTTCCTGTATTTTCAGAAGTAGCACCACCTGCTGTAATATCTACTAAAAGATATTTTGTAACAGGGTCAACACGGAACATAGAAATATCTTGATCACTATCAGGTGATACTCCAGCTCCTACTGTTACGCTATTTACGTCTCTTGTTATGATTTCGTCAGCCATTATATGTTTTCTATTTCTTTAAGAATTGATAAAATCTTGCTCTTAATTTCATTTACTTTTTCATCTTGTTCGTTTTTTACAATTTCAAACTCTTTTTTAGCGTCTTCTAGCTCTCTTTCTTTAACATTTAAAGCAGTATTGTCATCAACTAATTTAAGTTCAAGACGTCTGTTGTCATTTACTATATCTGTATTCTTTTGGAATAATTCTTTTATAGCTAATTCCTGTTTATCTAATTCAACACCTCTATCAAGGATTTCTTTAACTTTCTTGTGTTCTTCTTCTAAATCTTCTAATTCTTTAGCTTTTTCTTGCGCCCATTCTAATTTAAGTGTAGAAATATCATTCATCACTGTTTTTAAATACTCATTTTGTTCATCTATAAGTTTTACATTTCTTGCTTTAAGTTGTGTAGTGTCGGAAGCCTCTTTTTTAGCATCGCTAAGTTGAGAAAGCACTATTTTTAACTCTCTTTTAGCGTTTGTTATATCTGTTTCTATTTTTAGTTTTTCTTCTGTAGTGTCCATAGTTTTTTTAATTCTTTATAACTTGTTTCTAATGTTTGTTGCTGGCTTTCGACATGCCTGCGGTCTTTTTTAAGTTTTTCTTTATCTTCTTCTAATGTTTTATTCTTTCTTTTAATTTCTTCGTTATCCTTGTCTATATCTTTTCTTAATTCTCCGATTTCTTCTATTTGTTTATTGTATATTTCATTCCATAATTCACTATGTTTATTGAAATCTTCAACAAATATTCTATATTTCTCATACATTTCTTTAAGAAAATCAGAGAAAGAAAGTGTGACATTGTGGAAATTCTTTACTTCTTTATAATTATATTTTGTTTCTTCAAGTAAATCTTTGCTATCATCTAAAACCTTTGCAATCATTAAATGAACTTCTCCTTCTCTTTTTTGTAAGTATTCTTTTTCCTCTTCTTTTAATTTCAGTAGTGTGTTTTTAGCATCACTAATCTTTAAATTAGTATCTGCTAGTATTTTTAGGCTATTTATTTGTTCGGTTGTTACTAATTCCATAAAACTATGTTAGGGCTTGCACCTAATGTTGTCTATGCACATAGCTTTTCGCTATTATGCGAGCAACTTTTCTAGTTCAGCTTTATTTTTACGTTTATCGTGAGCAATACCACGTTTTTCTAACTCAGCTAAAACTTCTGCTTTGTCTTTATATCCATCAGAAGATACTTTAGATCCACCCATTTCTTCTACTTTTCTGTTTAATTCTTCAAACTTTCTCATAAGAATATCTGTTTCAGATTCTTTGATAGGTTTTTCTTCAAGATATTCATCTGTAAACATTTTAGCTACAAGAGTATTTATCTCTTCGTCACCAAATGCACCAGCAGATTGAGTAGGGTCACCTTTTCCATATTCAGGAGCAGGTATCTTTTGTATTAGTATCTGTTTCGCTAAGTTAATTGCTAATCTACGACCGATATGATAAGGGAAGTTTAACTCTTCATTTATCGCAATACAGTTTTCTTTTGCTTTACCGAAGATGGGGCGACTGTTAAACATCGCACCTAAAGCAGGAGTGAAATCAAAGTCAGAAATGTTTTTAAACTTTACTACTTTGAAATCAAACTCATTGTTTTCTACATTTTGCATAGTATTTTTATTACTACTTAATTATAATCATAGGCTTCGCCTTTCCTATGTCAGCTGGATAGCTGAGACTCACCCCTATAAAGGGGCAAAGTCAGCTATTAAGCTACGTTAACGTAAACAAGTGTACCTTGATCAGCGGCAGCGTTTGCGACACGACAATATCCAAGATATTGCTCATCGAAAGCACCTTTTGCTGTTGTACCTTTAAGAACTTGTCCTGCTGTGTCGTCACCTGTTACGAATGACAAATCAGCTGTTAGAACTTCTCCAGCGATAACACGTCCTGTACCTTGTTTCAAAACCCAACCAAATTCAGATGCAGCGAAAGCAATTTGGGCGATACCAGTAGCTTGCTGTGCTTTATCTGTAATAAGTGACTTTCTAACTAAGTTAGGGAAACTAAGTGTTATATCTGAATCAGCTACTGAAAGAGCTGTAGTAAGAGCATAGTTAGGGAAAAGAATAAGTGTATCAGTTGTGTTATCCATAACTTTAAACACCTGTCCTACTCCTGTACCATCATCTACGATACCAAATGCACCAGCATAAGCACCAACTGTCCAACCAGCAGAAGCTTCTGTGATGTACACAATTCTTCCTTGATTGTCAGCAGATGAACTTACTGTTTCTACTTGTACTTCTGCAGCTGGAATAACAACATTACCTGCTGAAACTGCTGCTGAAGCCTTAACATAAATCCAACTTGCACCGTCTGGAGTTTGAGCTACTTGTCCAGGAGCTGTTTGTCCTTGTGATGTTGTTGTTTGCTTTACGTCTTGAAAACTTATTTTCATACTCATAATACTTAATCTTTATTTATAATCCTTTGTTATTTTAAGTGGATATTTCCTAAAGATTTTTGCAGATTATCTGCTCGGACTTAATGCGTCCGTAATTAAGCTAACGTTGCACCATTATTACCTGCTACTATCCAACCTTTTCTTCGACAGATTCTGCGGGAGCTTCTACAGCTTCCTCTACTTCTGGAGCAACTTCTTCAGCTACTTCATCGGCTACTACTTCACCTTCTACTTTTTCTATTTCGTCCATAAATAATTCATTAGTTAGCTAATAATTATGAAACTCCTGACATTGTACCCAAGAGTCTTGGATTCTCTGAACAGAAATTACCTGCGAACAAAAGGTAACCAACTTGTGAAAGCTGATCTACTGGAGCTTTCATAACACGGAAGTTAAATCCTTTTGCTGATGGAACATTACCTGGAACACCTGTTGGAACTGAATTAGACAATTTCTTAAAGTTAAGAGTGTCATAGTCAGCACCTTGGATATTTACACCTTGCATACCGAAAGCTGTTTGGTTAGCAAAAATGAATTTTCCTGATGGAACTTGTTCATCTTTAACTACTGGAACACCACGATATGTAATTGCACGAAAACCTTGTGTACCGAAAGCATTTGACTTTGAGTCCATAAGCATACCGTATTGGTCATAGTTAGGAGCTGCAAAAGTTTGGAAACTTGCTCTTAATGTAGGAGTTAAAAGAGCTTCGTAAGAAGACCAGATACTCTTAGTTGTAAGCATAACTGTTGGTTCGTCCATACCTACTGTAACTGCGTCAAAACCTGTAGCCATTTTAGTAAGTGTCAAAGCACCTGCTGAAGCTAAGTAATAACCGTTAATAGATGTGTATGTTGAACGTGAAAGACTACCATAAGTAGCATATACTGTTGAGTCAGATGCTGCGTTTGCTAGTGAATCCCAAGAATCACCAACACCTGTACCTGAGTAAAGGTTTTGTGCCATTACGTTCAAAAGTGACTTTCCTTGTGTATCAAATTCTGCTTCCAAAAGCTGAACAATTTGTTCATCACCTTTGTTAAGTGTTGCTTCGATGTCTGCGATAACTACTGGTTTGTAAGCCATCTTTACTTCAAAATCCATAGAAACACGAGTGTTCTGACGATCTGAATCAAGTTGGTTAGCTATACCTGTATTACCACCATTTGTTGTATCTTGGTATTGAATAACTGGAGCATAAGATGTTCCTGTATTCCAATCCTTCGCTGTTCTCATAAAGGTCATAAGACCTGGTGTACCTAATGTAACTGTATCGAAAATCTTTTTTGGAATTGCTTTACGAGTTACTGTTGTGACTGCTGCTGAAAATTGCATATATTTATTTTATACTACGAAGATAATCTACTAAACTCATATTTCTAGCACTTGGATCATATACATCTCCATCAAATACTGCTCCTCCTTGACTTCCTCCACTGATTGGCTCGGCATTCCTTTTTTGGATATTTAGAGCTGTTGTTTCGGTTGCTTTTTTAATAGAGGCTTGCATATCTTTCATATTGCTATATGCGACACTCAAATCCTTGAAACCGTATTTTAGTGCGTGATTAAAGAGTTGGTTTTCATTTAAAGTAGGATTCTCTTTTTTTAATTCAGAGAGTTGACTTGATACGAAATCTTCGTTTCTTTGACGAGATTCAATTTCAGCCTGTTTTTCCTTTTCAAAGTCTTCCCTTAAAGCTTGTTTGGAACGTTCGAGAACTTCCTCCCAAGTTTGTGGCACCCACTCTTCCTTCGTAGGTTCATTATTAGTTATAATTTTACTTGGTTCTCCTTTCTCATAAGTAGCGAGTTTTTGAGATTTCCTAGTAAATTCAGAGTATAGATTACGATATTCTATCTCTGCTTCTTTTGGAGGTAACTTTCTTCCATCAGGAAGTTCCACTAAGTTATCTTCCGCCTTTGCAGGCTCTTCTGTAGTCCCTACAACAGTCTCTGCTGGCTCTGCTGGAGTTTCTGCTGGTACTACTTCTGTCTGTGGTTCAGACGCTGGAGTTTCAACAGGATTTCCTGTATCAACACTTACTACTTCTGCTTCATAATCAGGCATAATTTTGCGACTGCTATCCCTTTAACTTGGTCTAAAATAGACTGAAAAATTGATTGCTTGGTCGGATTATTTGATAATGCTCGTGTAGGATGCGAGCGCCCCATATAAACTATTCTTGTGTTTCTTTAGGTGTTTCTAATGACTTTTCAGACATAAACTGTCCGTGTTCTTGTCCTTGTTTCTTTAGATTAAATTCTTTATTAGAATTTTGGTTTTCAGCTATCTTTTCTGCTATAAGTATTGCTGGATTTGCTGTAATACCTACCTTTGCTAGTAATTGTACTTGTGCATCAGGTGGTAAATCTGCGTAACTAATTGAAATACTTGGTGGTTTTTCTTCTTGGGTTTGTGGTGCAAGTTCTTGCATTTCTTCTTGTGTTATACCTACTGCAATATTAGGATTAAGCTTATAAACCTGTGCATTTTTTGCTAAATCTTTAGGATTTGTATAACCAGCTTCTTCCATATAATCAATAGGGGATATAATACCTTGCTCCATATCTTTCTGTGCGCGTTCAAATCTAAATTCACTATCTACTGGTAGAGTTTTTCCAGGAATAACTTGTATTTCACTTCCTGTCTCAAAGTCGTCTTGAATAAGAGTAGTTGTTTTTACTGCGTCTTCTTTACCTATCCATTTTGCGTAGTGATATTCAGTGTATCTAGTCTTAGAAAGCTGATAGAACCAAGCAAATAATTCACCAGAAACGAAGTCTACTACTTGTACTAATTCATTAAGACGTAAGAATGATTGTTGAATTAAAGCTAAACGTCCTGCTTTTGTTTCTTGTCCTTCACGTTCACCTCTAAAAGCAGAAGATGCTGCCATAATATTATCTATTTCAGATCGGCTATCCAACATATCATCAAATACCATTTGTGGAAGTGGTGTTCCTGTTTCACGAGCAACGCCTTGTACTACACCTTTACCCCAAATAATACCCTTAGCTTCAAAAGCAAGAGATTGAGCATCTGCTTTACCCATTACTTCACTATCTACTTTAATTATTCCATTTACTAATTCACAGTTTTTACCTATATCTTGTTTACGAGAGTCAATAGATAACTGTAAAGGTAATGCTAGTGTTATAAAATCAGTTCTACCTATTGGTGAGTTTTCATTGTTAAGTATAGTTGCATAAATATAAGGCTTACGAGGCTGATTAAAGTAATTAAAATTATACGCTTTGTAAGTTTGTGGTTCAGAATGTCCTTCATTTGGTGGTATCTCACCTTCAACTGTTTGTGGAGCGTCTGTTTCTACTTCAGGACTTGGCAATGTAGCCATTTGTCTGTTTTGCTGGTCAAGTTTTATTTGAGTAAACAATGCTCGTCTATCTTCTCCATAAGAATCATTTATTTGCTGTTCTTCTTCATCAGTTATTAAAATTCCGTCCCAATCCCAATATGGATTACGCATTCTATCAAGAATAATATTGTCGTATTTAAAGATTACATAGTCACCTATCCAACATTCCTTATACTTAACTTCAGGATTCATAATGTAAGCATCGTTTATCTCTTCTTCATTAAAACCACTTTTTTCAAGTATTTCTTTAGTTTTTTTAGGAAAACGAGTTATCAAAGAACATAGATTATCTTTTACCTCTTCAATAGCAAACTCACTTTCTTCTTCTTTACGAGAAAACTTACCTACTCTTATGTCTCTAGGATCAATAGAACAAGCATCAAAATCATTTATTTTAGCGTTCCAAAATGGTTTTATAACTAAAAGTCTACTAAAATATAGGTTTCTTAAAGCCATTCTCATTGTTTCTTTAACACCTATATCTCTATACTTTTTACGGAAAAAACCTTCCATTTCACGAGCTAGATTTTGACTTTCTTCACCTTTTCTACCTGGAATAAAGTTTATACCTGGTGGATTTGCTATAACAGAGTTAATAACTGCTTCCATATTTGGAAAAATACGATTAGATAATACTTTTGCTACATTTGCAGGTATTTTGTCTATATAAGCACTCTTATTTTCATAAGCTTTAGTGTTTATTTCGTATGTACTCTTAATTATCTGCCATACAGTATCAGAAGAAGCCCATCTTTGTTCTATGAGTTTTGCTAATTGTCCGTCTTTTAATTGTGCAATATTAAAATTTGGCATTAAAAATAGGCGAAACAAACCTTTTATGGTCTGCTCGCCTTTGTTAGGGTAAAGCTATATCAAACAAATAAATTATACCACAAATAAAATAAAAACAACAAATGTTAATATGTTAATAACTTTCGTGTTTTCTTGAATACAGAAAATCTGCTCTCTGAATATTTTGTAATACACCTTCATTATCAAAATTAAGCACAGCACTACCATTTTTAATGGTAAATACTCCTTTTTCAAGTAAAAGGTTAAACATTGAATAGTTCTTTTGATATTCTATAAACTTCTTTGCTTCTTCTTCTGATACAAATAATGTAATTGTTTTAATTTCGTTCATATTTTAATGAGTCAAAATACTTGTTAAAATCCCCAACTTTATTATCATCTGAAATAATCTTATATGGCTTTGGTGTGTCAGATAAAAACACTCCATTTCCTAGACTTGCTACGGCTATAAGATAATACATTGTTGCAAAACAATAGTGATCAACATTTGTTGTACTTTCCCATACGTATCGCTCAATACCTTTAGCATTTGTTTCTTTAACTCTGCGTAATGTCTCAAAATGCTTTATATAATCTATAAATTCCTTGTTACTAGGTACACCTATAAGGAATTTAGCTTGTACCATATCATCAATCATCATATCAATATTTCTATCTCTATGAGAATAAACAATACCTTTTTTATCTCCTTCTCCATACCAGATAACTAATTGTGGATTATTAGCGTTTTCCATTGGATACCACATTAAAGCATTACGATATGTCTTTACAAAGTATTTAGACATTGTACTATCTGGTAGAGCATCAATAACAAGTTTTGGCTTATAATGTTTCATTAAGTCTTCAAGTACACTCCATTCTGTAAACTTACCAACTTTTATTATTCCTTTCTCACTTCCTAATACATAATGCTTTATATTTCCTACGTCTACACCAAGAAAATATTGACCAGTTGTTAAATCTTTTGGTGTCCATAAGTCTAGTATTGTTGTTCGTGAAACAGTCAAATCACCAGGATTATAAGGCTCGCCTAATACGAAGTTATTAAAATATTCTTGATCTCCTTCACTATCTTCAAGTATTTCTTTAGCTGTTATTTTAGTAGCTATTAAGTGTGATAAATGCCAGCCAGATACATCATATTTTGGATTAAGTGTACCATTCCAAACAATACCATCTCTATCAATCCATCTACCTTTTCTGCGGACATTATCACTTATAGGTTCTTTACAATTCTTACATATAAAACATTTCTTTTCTTTATCTATACTATCAGGGAAGTTTAAATAGTGTTCATCTTTACAATTAGGACAAATTATATGCCATTCTTTTTGGTCTGATTTCTGCCATTCTAAGTCAAGGACATCACGCTCTGTTGTTGGGTTAGAGAACAACCAACGTCCTTTATAACTAGAGTCTTTAGTACGAGATTTGTATGTGTTTAAAGCTTCCTGATTACTACGACTTGCTTCATCATGAATAAGTAGATCAGCAGTTGTAGAAATTGGTCCAGACTTTGATTCAGTTCCTTTAAAGAATATTGAGCGTCCATTTATATCTTTACGTTCAATGTTATCTGTTTGTACTCCTTTAAATATCTGTGGATTATTACCTAATATTCTGTTAGTTTTTGTACCAACAAACTCTCTAACACTTTCATCTGTTGGCATTGTATATATTATGTTCCAACGAAATTTGTCACAAGCAAACAAAGCTTTTAGATTAAATGATACAGACTTACCAACCTGCGCACAGGCTTTTACTGCAATATTCTTACTCCAGTCACATAGAATATCAAGAAGAAATGCGTGGTCTTTAAAGTCTAAAGGTTCACCTTTCTCACTTGTTATACCTTGACGGAATATCCAATCAAGTATTGAGTAGTCTTCTACTTTTGGTTCTTGGTTTTGCATTAGTCATTTGTCTGTTTCTCTGGAAATTCTGCACAAAACACATCTAAGCTAGCAAATATACTAGCAATAGATATAGCAGTTTCTAGTGCAATACGTTCAACTTTATAAGGGTCAATAATACCTGCTTTAAACATATTTACTAGCTTTTTAGACTTAAAGTCATAGCCGTGGTCATAGTTATTTTCTAGTTCACTTATTGTATTTTTCTTACAAAATTGATACCACTTTCTAGCCATTCCTGCATTTTTTTCCATTTGTTTAAATGGTGCAAGTAATGCTTTCTTAAACATAGGGTCTGTATGTAATTTAGCTACTCGTACTAAATCAGAGCCACCACCAGCAACAATTCCTTCATCTAGAGCAAGTTGTGTAGAGTTTACAGCGTCTTCTATCTTATCTCTCTTTAAGCGTAACTCATCAATAGTAAAAGCTCCTACTTTAATTACTCCCACACCGCTTGTAAGGCTCGCTAGGCGTTGTTCTGCAACTTTTCTATCCCATTCTACCTTTTCAGGTATAAGTGCCTTAATGACGCTTATACGGTCATTCAAGAGTGTTTCATTAGCGTTACCACCAGATATAATTGTTTCATCCTTACTTACGATTACAGAATTAGCTGTTCCTAATACTTCAAGTCCTACTTTGTCAAGCATAAGTCCAGCTTCTTCACTTATTACTTTTCCACCTGTAAGAATAGCTAAGTCAATTAAGAAGTCTTTTTGCTCTTGTCCTTTAAATGGAGCTTGAACACAAGCAATATTCATAGCTCGTCTTGCGTGGTTTATAGCAAATGAAGCTCTAGCCTCACCTTCAATATCTGTAGCAACTACAAGTAAATCAGTCTTACCAGAAGCCACAATAGCTTCTAAAACTTTCTTTATTTGAAAGTTAGTAGCAATTCTTCTATCAGCTATTAAAATATATGGGTTAGATAATACACAACGATTTTTCTCTCTATCATTGATAAAGTCTTCAGAAATAAGCCCTTTCTTAAATCGCATACCTTTTGTTATTTCAAGTGATAGCTCTACTTTATTGCTCTCTTCTACTGTAATAACTCCATTTCTACCAAGTTCAAGTATTGCTTGAGAGATTATATTTGCGACTTCTTCATCAAGACTTTCTGTTAAAGCAAGACGTTTTATGTCTTCGTCTTTTACTTCACGCTTCAAACTAGATAGGATTTCAAGCGTCTTTGTAAGCCCTTTCTCTAAACGTTCTACTACTTCTCGTTGATCCTTACCTTTCTTTATTTCTTTATAAACTTCATTAGCAAAAGCTCTAGCAAGTACAGCGCTTGTAGTTCTACCAGAACCTGCTTTGTGGTGCATTTTATTTACTATCTTACGCATAAGACGATTACCCATTTGTTCCCAACGGTCTTCAATATCTATCATATTTAAAATCTTTGCTCCGTCATCTGCAAATATAGGTTCAAGATGTCCTGCATCTAAAATAGCTCTTTTACCAATCGCCCCTAAGGTTGGGGCTACTGCATCAGCAGTAATATTCATTCCTTTTAGTATTCTTTTTGAGCCATCAGCTCCGAAAAGTATCTTTTTCATTAGTTTATTTTCATTATTATATCTTCTAATTTAACAGCTTTCATTTGCTCTCCATCTACAGTGACATCTTCACCAGAACCTTTTAGGAATAAGACTTTTGTTCCTACATCTAAACCAAACTCACAAGACACTGGTGTCATTACGACTTCACCTTTATAAGTAAAACTATCTTGCACACTAGCAAAAGCTACAGCTCCTTCTTCTTCTTTAACTCTTTTTAATAAATAATAATCGTTAAACATTCTTTTTATATAACATATCAAAACCAGTTTCTTGCGGTTGCAATAAATCTAGCTTGTGTAAACGTCTATCTCGACAGACAGACGGACTTTTAATAAAAAACTTATCATTTATCTTTTGTGTTATTAAACGTACATTCCAAGTTCCACAATGCTTACTACGCCAAAATCTAAATGTTCCTCCAGTATTCCAGTCATTCTGTTCTACTTTTACTACTCTTTTAGGAAAATAATCTTTCTTACAAACTCTACAAAGGAATATGTTTGCTGGTGTATCTTCGTCTACTTCAAGTTCTTTTTTAAGGAAATCTCTTTGTGCTTCATTATCTCTATCTTCCCAGATTTTATTAAGCTTATTTTCTAATTTTAATACATCAGGATGTTCCATATTATTTTAATTCTGATAATCTCTTTTTAAACTTAGCCCATACAGGTTGTTGGTCATGTAGATATTGGTCTCTTTCTTGTTCAGACATTAAAGGAATAAATACTGCTTTACCATCACCACGATCAGGTATATTAGCTATATCCTCTTTAGTTAAACCTTCAATAGCTTTTAAGTATTCAGGGTCTTTAGAAGATAATCTCCATAATTTATGAATAGTTTTTAATTTATTCCACATCTTTATTTAATATTTGTTCTTTTAAATGTTGATCGTAATTCTTAATGTTTTGTTGAAACTTTGGATCAAAGAAGAAATTGTATACGTTTTCTTTAGGTTTATCAGAATCTTCTACACCATAAATATCTTTAGCATGTTTTAATCCTTTATCTACAGCAGTAAAATCAGTTTTTCCTTTATCATCTATAGCTTGTAATAAAACATTTACTTTCTGTGCTATATAAGTTGGTGTTATTCCTTCTTTTTCTAATGCAGATTTTAAAGTTTCTCTCTTGATTTCTATGGCATTTATGATGTTATCTTTAGTTATCATTCTTTGAGCTTTAACTCCTGCATATCTTTGGTTATCTAACTTGTATGCTTCTTGTGCAGATTTTGTTAATTTACCTGTAATTACTACTTTTTCTACAAAATCTTCATCTTGTTTAGTTAGTTTCGGGAGTTTCTTCTGTTGTGTTTGGTTCGTCTCCATTTGTATAAGGGCTTTTTATATCTTCTTTAGCTTTTTTCTTTAAAAGAAATAATACTGCTACTTGTGATATTTTACTTAATGTTTTCTCTTCTCTTATAGCTGGTAAGTAAGATGCGTTGTATTTATCTAAAATTGCTCCTAATTCAGCTTCTAGTTTTTCCTTTTCTTCTGCTTCTAGTGGTATAAGTTCTGTTCCATCTAAAAGTTTAATCGGTTCTAATTTATCCATATATTTATAGTAATTTCATTATTTCATCATAAACTTCGACCTCTCCTGTTTTAAATTTATGCTCTGTTTCTTTTAAAATCTCTTTTATTTTAGGGTTTAAAGTCATTTCTACTTCTTCACTGTATAGTGTTACAAGTTCATCATTTACTTTACTAATATCTTCTGCTTTAAACTTAAATCTATTTCCGTCTTCTAAGTCATTAGTACCATCTTCGTTCTTTAAGCAAAAATTTTCATATATTTTTTGCCTATCTTTTATTAAAGTATTTGTTGCTTCTAAGAGATCCTTTAGAAAAGCGTCTCTTATTCTAGCTTCTTGTAATTTTGGTGAAGTTTCACTTAAAGTTGAGTGAAATACTTCTAAGTATTTTTTTGCAATTTTCATTGTGTTAATGATTAATTAATAATATATCTCTATTATATCACATTCAAAGATAACTTGTAAATTAAAAAATTCCAATTCTATTTGTGCCTTTATAACCAAAGAATTTCTTAAACTTAAAGTAATTGATCCAAAACCCATGATTTATTTTTTGCCATTTATAGAATCTCCTAACCCATTTAGGTTCTGGTTTGTTACTATAACTTGGTAGTTTTTTAAACATACCAAAGTTCTGAAACGTAAAATCAGCTTCCAGTAACAATCTTCTTATTCCTTCTTTGTTTTGTATTGTCATAGCTTATATTAGGAAAACTACTGTTAATGCAATATTTAATCTTTAGCTACTTTAATAAACTTCTCACATTCTTCAACTTCGTTTTTTGCTTTTAATAATCTTTTCTCTATATGCATTTTCTGTGATATATAGTTCTTTTCTCCTTTCTTACTTTCAGGCATTTTATTTTTACAATGCCAACATAAACGAGATTCTGCTTGACCGTTCCATTCTTCATAGTCGTGTTCCCCATCTCTACATTTCATAGTCTTTAACATAGTACCTAGATATGATACAACCATTTTAAAGTCTTGAGTTATTCTTTTTTCGTATTCCATATTTTTAATAAATTAAATCTTTTAAATCACTTAAATCTTCCTTAAACTTCTTCTCAATTATCCTCTCTGGCAAAGGTCGACCACTTCTCTGCCAATCAAGCTCACAATAAAACTGCTGTTTATTAATTGTATTCTTCCTGTATCTAGGATGGATTTGAGGGCGTTTGATTATTTTATTTTTGCAGATGAAGCATCGCATTGTTATTTATTATTTAATGTTATCTCTGTGGGTACTGCACTGGTTTCTGATAAGACATTAAACGGATTTTCTCTTACCCAATCAGCGTCAGCATCTCTACAGTATTGTGTTTTATCTACATTGAGTGGAGTTCCTCTAAGTTCAAAAAACTTAATCAATAAGGACTCATTTATTGTTTCGTTGTGGAAGTTGCCTGCGTTTAGTATTTTGTATACCAAGTCTACTATCTCACTGTCATATTTGTATGTTTTCATATCTCTTTATTGTTTATTGATAATTTCTAAAATTACTTTTGATGCTTCTTTAAACCCATAATTTGCCCATTTTGTCTTTTCTGTATCAATATCTCCTTGGTATTTTATTTGCAAAATATTATCTTTTATTTCTTTCTCTATCTCCTCCACCATCTTAGCTTTCTGTTCTGACATTTTGTTTAGCCACCAATCAGCTACTTTTTCAGCGTAATTATCGGGATAAGAAGGCAAACCTTCGCAAGGTTCTCTGTCCCATTGTTCCCATTCCTCTCTTAATTGTTCTGCTTCTGTTTTGTTATTCATTGTTTTTAATTAAATCTTCTAAATAAGAAACTGCTTTATCCCATCCTTCGGTGAGGTTTATTTCGTGGAAGCGGAGAGCTTGAAACATCCACTCATCTCCATCACCACTCCAATCACACGATTTACTAAGAGATTTCCATAGTAAATTGTCTAGAACTATTTCTTTGATACGAACTGTATAAGCATTTTGTCTAACTGAATTTACAGGAAATCGAAAACGAGCTGTTAGATTAGTACAGTACTCCAAATATGGTTTACCCCAAATACTCGGTGTAATTTTATATCCTCCTTCTATTGCTTTTTTGATTATGTTTTCCATTATATGTTTTTAATTAAATCTAATATCTGTGCTACTACTCTTCGACCATTTCCACCACCTGATGTATCTATCTTTTCTATTTTATTTACAATTTCTAACATCTTTTCTGTCATTTTTCTTTCCGATTTTGTCGCTTCTAAAGCGATTTTTATTTCTTTACCTTTTTCAGAAAGTCTGCTAGATACTTTAAAATAACAATCTCCATTGTCGTGTTCAAGTTCCCACTTAGCCCTCTCTGATTGGATAATCTCTCTAACTAAATTATGAAAACGAACACTATCCACAGAACCATCCATACGCAAATAATTTACTAAGTCTTCAAGCTTTTCACCCCAGTTTTTCCAGTCGTTATCAGTATTAAGAATATAATGTAAAGAAAATCCATTCTTTAGTATAGATGCACGTATAGAATCTCCTTCTTTATCTTCCGAAGATTCAGGGATGAAAGGTTTGCCACATTGATTACAAATCGGTTTTTTACCATATTTTGTAGATATTGATATTGCTTTT